GTTGGAAAGAACTGCATGGACCTTCATTGAAGCGTTCATCGGTGCATTGACAGTTGCTCCATTAGTTGGTGTAGAAGCTGAAACTATTCAGTTAGCTGCTCTAGCTGGTGGTGGTGCTGCACTTGCAGTTGTGAAAACATACGCCAAAAAACAAATTAGTAAGTAATCTTATAGCAAAGCCGTGGGTGTTATCCTTTCTACCACGGCTCTTGCTCGATTAAATTAGAACGGTGCTGCACCATCTTCTATGGTTTTAGCATCAGGTAACTTTATACCATTTGCTGCTGCAGCATAATCCTTCCACATCTCAGGTGTATTCCAACCATCTGTCCACCATGATTTAGAAAATACTTTTCCATCAACGGTGTCACCAGTCGTACATTTACTAGCACCTGTACATCTAAAGTCAGGACTTTTAGGTGTTTTCTTATCTTGTGGTTTTATGTATTGAACTATAAGACCACAGGTACATAATAAGTCTGTATCATTTACAGCTATCTCACCTGTTTTTTCATGAGTTGATTTAGATGTATGGTCAAAGCCTGCCTCTTTTAACAAAGCTCTTACACCTTCAGGAGAAGTGGAGGACGGAGGCGTAGCCTTTTTCCCATCCTCCTGAGCTTCGTCCTTCTCCTTTTTAGGCGTTGCTGGTTTGCTTTGAGCCACTTTAGTTTGACCTTGTGTCTTTGACATTTCTTGTAGTGATGGTCTCTTCTTTGTAGAGCCCTGGTACTTCCAGTTAGCTAAAGCCCTACCTATAGCAGAAGTTTCACAGTTTTCCATCCATGCATCTGTATTTGCAAACCCACCTTGCCCTTGTAATTCTTGAGCTATTCCAGTTGCAACAGGATTGATGTCTTCTTTATCTGCATATATGTATGCCTTAACTATAACCATAGTTCCATCATCACTTGTCTTGACTACCTCTGTGTAGACACGACCATTTGGATTGTCTTTCCAAAATTTAGCAAGTCTATCCTCGACCATTTCATAGTCAGCAGGATTAAATTTTGCCATGTTATACCTCCTTGATATATATTATTCTTCTTCTGTTTCGAAGTCCTTGATTAATGTAACACCAACCTTAACAGGTATGTGTTTATAATCACCGTCATGTTCTATGATAAGGTGTGGTATAGTACCAATACCTCCGAACTCGACAGATTTAACATTCGCCATTATTCCTCCAAGTCTACCAAGTACTCAGCAGTAACACCTTTGCTAGGTTTCACAAACAAAGTATATTGTGAAGGTCTACCCATACTGGCTAGCTGTTCCTGTGCATAAGGATTGTGGCTTTCAGTACTACCATTGACCCATACTCTAATATCATTAATGTATAGGTGTGTTGGTGTATGGTAGTGACCACAGACTGCGTGAGTGAATTGTTCCATAAGCCCTGCAGCACCTAATGATTTCCAACCTAATATCTTTTTGTTGTAACCATAGAAAGGAACTCCCATTGTTCCTCGAATGTTGTCACCGTGAAATAACAAAAACTTCGCTTTGACACCTAGGTCAGCGACTGTATACCATGACCTGTCAGGGATATGAAACTTTATTCGTTTCTCCCCTTCAAACATAGTTTGTAGTATTTTACCTAACATTCTATCTGCATTCGTTTCAGGGTTATAGTCTTTTCTAGACCTTCCCCCTAATGCACCATGGTTTCCTATGACCCAATAACATTCTACTTCCTCAAATTCAGTTAACAAAGTATTAAAAAACCTTGATAATATTCTTGGACCATCAACTGTTACTTGTCTATAGAGGGAACTATCTATCTCATGTGCTTGACCAGGAAATATAAGTTCGCCCTCTATGATGTCACCGAGTGCAAAGACTACACATTTTTTTACAATGTGTGTAGCTTTCTGTATCCTTGCAATTTTTATTATCTTTTCTGCATACCTAAGCACTCTTTCCTCAGCAACTTCAGTATTATAACTTTCTGTTTGCTTTGCTAACTGTATGTCAGATAACAAAGGAACACAGATTTCCTCTCCCTTCTTTGAAGTTGTCTTAGGTGGTGCTTTTACTTTTGGTAATGACAATGTAGACATACCATCTCTAGCTCCACGATAGATAGCCTCAGCCATATCAGCTTTTTTATCTTTAAGTTTATCTATTCTTTTGAGTAGCCTTGAGTTAGTTTCTTTGAGTTCCTGAATTTTTTCGCTTTCAACATCAGCTAAAAGTTCAGCTAACTCTCTATCCTTTTTGCTTAAGGTCATCTTTGAACTCCCTAATCCAATGTGCTACTCGTGTTCTAGACACAGGGAAATTAAATTCATCTGTGAGTATTCTAGATACAGCAGTCGCATTGGGTCGTTTACCTTGTCTCATTATTGATTTAAGTCCCTCGATAAAGGGTTGCACCTCGACAGGAACTTGTTCATACCAAGGAATAAGACCACCTTGCTTGTTTGTCATTGCTTTTTCAAGCAACTTTTCTATATTTTTTGTATTGCTCATGTGCATATCCTAGCACACGACCACGATTATGCAACGATATAGAAAAAAAAGACCAAAAAAAAAGGCGTGTATTTCTACACGCCATAGGTATTTTAAGCCAAAAAAAAAGGCGTGTATTTCTACACGCCTTCTTTTCGGTTATGTATGTGGATATTTTACTATCGTTTTTTCTTTACAGAAGTAGCTAGTTGTTTAGCTACTTTGTAAACCAATTCCTGTGATTTGATAGGAATAATATTGTTCTTTACTATGAACTTCATAATCTCAATCTTTAGTTGAGGATTAAGACTTACTGCTCTACCCTCATCATTGACACCAACAACTGCTTGGTCTGATACCCATATCCTTGGCTCAGATTGTTTAGCCAACCATTTCAAAGCATCTAAGTCTACTGAGTTACAGCCATACCTTCCTGCTTCAGATATCTCTCTAGTATCTAATTTACCTTTGTCAGCAAAGATACGAATGATACCATCTTTACCATCAATGATTTGGTTGTAACCTTCGTAACCTGCAATGATTGAGGCAGGTAACAGTTCAATGATTTCTTTAATGTCCTCGTAACTCCAATACATAGAGCCACTACAATCAATCATCATTGAGCCACCTGCAACTACTCTTTTGCTACTGAATACTTTTTTGTCAGTAGTCATTCTGTGCATATTCTTAGGAACAACACCAATGTCGCTGTTCTTTTTATGCAGTTCTCTAATTGCAGAGGGAATTTTCTCATTAGGTGTAAATGGTTTTATATATGCCTTACCATGTCTACCACCAGTAGAGCCATATGAGGGGTCGTATTCCCACCTAGCATGTCTGTTGGCTTCCTCTTTGATATCATTTTTAAGTTCATCATCAAGATACTCAGGTAGTTTAATACCATCACCCATAGCTTCCTCCATTTGTTGAGCTATCTCAGTAGGCATATCTTTACCTGTATATACTCTGATACCTTGTTGACCATACCAATTATTCAACATGTAATGGTTGTATATATTTCTAACAAGACCTCTAGGTTTTCTGTTAGATTTAACTATCTTATCCCATGCAGATTTATCTTTGTTCCAACGCCAATCTCTTTTGATGACATCATACCTAGCATCCATACTAATTCTTTGACCATTACTAAGTAGTCTTTGTATTTCATAAAGAAATCCATGTATTACATCTACTTCTGCTTTGATAGTTTCTTTATCAAAACCAAGCATTGTATGTTTGCGAACAGACATCTCTGCTATTTCTTGGAGATTAACACTATCCCATTTACACAAAGCAATCTTAGAAACTGCATAATGAAATGCGTCTTTGAAATCTCTATCTCTGTAATACATATCAATACAGGTTTCAAATACTTGTTCAACATACTTGTCACTAATCATTGGTAACATGTTAAGAGCCATGTGTTCGTAGAACAGAAAGTTGTATTCATCTCTTTCTACATGGTCTTTTAGTTCCTCTAGATGTTGTCTTGATACATCATAGTGACCTCCGTAATCAATGAACTCTTGTTTCTTATCAAAGATTTTTCTACGATACTCCATGTGTTCTCCACCATAAGTCATTGTAACTAGGTTTAACGAAGTAGTATTGAAACTACTTGGATAAGATAATTTCCTGTACATGTTTCTTGCAAGTGGTTGAACAGCTAACATCTTACAGATGTCAATGAGCCACTCAGTTCCTTCCTCTATCCTGTACCTAGCCAACCTGTATTGTTTGTTAGCAAACATAACAAGGTTAGTAATCTTTCTTTCCTCAACCTTATCTATGTACGGCAGAGAGGGAATACTCAATTCCCTCTCTTTCGTTTGCACAGAGGAGGTTTTACTAAGACTATATTTCACAGCCCTGTTACCTCTCAATGCAAGGTTAGGATAAATTACAGGAGTTTTTCTTTTAATTTCTTTCCTGAACAAATCCATTACTAATCCTCCACGCCCATGTCATCCTCAACATCATCAGATTTGTTGATAGCAAGAGCTTCTACTAAGGTTTCACTATCCTCTTGGAATACTGCATCACTTGCATCTTGTACATCAATACCAGCTTCCATAAGTTCTGCAAATGCAATCCATTTACGAACAGAGAATATTGAGTTTTCTTGTGAGTAATCATTGTAAACACCTTGTAAGTTAGCAGGTAGTTCTTGAATAGCACTTGGATTAACAGTATCCATGTGTAGCTTTACAGGAAATCTATCTGCTAGTGCCTCAGGCAAATCATCAGGAACTCCGTTCATAGTTGCTACGATTTGAAAACCTGTTGCAGGTCTTACAGTTTCTTTCTCTTTGTTTGGTAAGGTGAACTTAGCAAACTTTGGGTCATCTAACAATGCATGTAGAAATGTCATAACATCTACACCAGCGTTATCAATCTCATTGATTACCAACCTTGCACCTTCCTTCCATGCTTTGATGCCGATACCATCAAGCCAATCAAAAGCACCACTTTCATTGGGGACATAGTGTCCTAACAATTCGGCAGCAGTGCTGTCTTGTGTAAGAGTTGTTTGATAAATCTGCTGATTTTCTTTCAACCCCTCTGTGTTAGCAAAATAAGTTTTGCCTGTGCCAGGTGGACCATAGAGTAAAACTCTTGGTGTAACTGGCAGTACTTTGGATAATAAATTCCAACAATCCATACTAATTACCTTCCTTTTCTAGCTTGTCCATTTCTTTAATGAACTCGCTTTGTATATTTCTTTTCTCTCTCTCCCACCATTTAGTCCATTCCTTAGTTTCAAGATACTTGATTTGGGGAACTTCAGGCAAGAGATTAAATGCTGTCGCAGGAATATCTACAATAAACTTTCGTTCTCTATCTCTATCCTTTGACAACAAACCAACCCATACTGTTCTGTAGTGTAGGTCAGTTCTTTCTCCTTGCTTGTGATAGTGTGGTAACACCAAAGACAAGAACAATGGAAACCTCTCATCAATCACATCACTTAGTTCATCAGCTTCACTTCTATCTCGAAAGATACTATCCATTAGTTGCTGATTGTATCCATACTTTACGGATAAGTTGTTTAGATATTTCAGTACATCTTTGGTTATCGCACATGACTTTTTCATCATCATAGCTTTAGCAATATCCTCAGCATGTCCTTCAATACCTGACCATGTTGTTTCATCACTCATTGACTTCCTCCTTCCATGGCGACACGGCATACAGTTTTGGTGTATAGCCTGTCATCTTTGCAGTAGAGTTATCTCTTTTGGATAACATCTTGTCAAGCATACGAATAGCTTGTTCTTTTGTTATATCACTTTCAAAGCGAAAATCTACTACCAATACATTCTCATCAAACTTGTGGCTGTTATCCACAAACTCATAGACTTCGCTACTCATTTCACAAAGTCTTTTGGTGCATGATGTCTTGTATTGTGTTTCTTGTATAACTTCTCAGGCTCAGTAGCGTTTACCATAAACACTTGCACCTTGTTACCCAACTTTCTTTGAAACACAACAAAGTTATCTAACTCATTGTCCTTGAAGTACTTCTTTGCAAATGTTGCACAAGCACCACCTTTTCTACCTACTAACAGTAGGTCAGGACTTGAGTAAGAATAAAACCTGATGAACTTATCAGGATTATCAATAGCCATTTCGACTGCTTTTATGAACACAGGAGTATAAAACTCACTTGCTCTACCACCATTGTTTGAAGGAAACTTCTTAAAGAAGTCTTGTTCCTCAAATATCGTAGGTGATTCTACTTCGTTCCAGTCTTTTTTCATGTTATTCTTCCTCGCTTTCTTTATTCATTACTTCATTAAGCATTTCCTCGATTTGCTCATCTGTTACAGACGGCTCACTGTCAACGCTTACTTTCTTTCCTATTGCAGATGACACAGTCATAACATCGCCAATCATTACAAATCTTGGCTCGTTATCAATCACGCCATCAACAAACTGAGTAGCAAAGCCTTCGTGAAAAAAGCTATGCTCTAGTTGGTCAAAGAAATCCTCTAGTTTCTTTAGGTCATGATGTCCAAACAATTCTGTCATCACAACTTTCCAACTTTCCCAATGGTCTGTGTTATCTTTGCTAGGCTCTACAAACAAATGCTTGATGTAATGAACTAAGTTCATCATTGCATTCAAAGTCATTTGTGAGTGATACACTCTCAATGCATCAGACATAGCATCTCCAAGAGTATGACCTCCTGTTGCAAACATCATACCATCTCCCATGTTCTGCCCTGTGCCTGTATTAAAGTCACCAATAAACCGAACACCATAAGCTGATTTTTGAAAGTTTGCTAAGTAACCTTCCATGTCTGCATAACCCAACCCTTTTAGTTTCTCAACTATTTCAGGTGGTATGTTTTCAAATTCAGGTTTTCTCTGCTCGCTCATGAGTACTTCCCTGTGAAGTACGCAAGTGCCATTAGAAAAGCTGTCATCATAAATACATAATTTTCTAACATTATTCCTCCTCTGTCATGAAGTCCATCTCATGTCGTGCTAGAGTGAACATCTCTTTTGTTCTCTCAAAGCCTCTGAGGAACTCCTCTTTAGTCATGTCCTCAGGCATTACTATTGGAGTATCTCCTGACATAATCTTGTCATAGACTTCCTCTCCTGTTTCCTCGTGGTCTGATACAAACTGTATGAAACCTTGAGTACTCAGCATTACTTCCATTAGTTTTTTCTGTGTATCACTGTTAGTAACATCATTCATCATGACATTTACAATGTTTGACATAGAGTTGAACATAACATTTAGACCATCTAAATCCTTTCGTAAGTTCTCTACCTCAACCATTAGCTTTGCAATAATCTTTGCTAGTCTTACTGCACTATCTTGTTGTTCTTTTGGCTCTGCCATATCACAACCTCCTCTTGCTGTTTGCTTTCTTTACTGTTTGATATCCACATGAGAAACAGCTATACATCACATGGACACTTGATTTAACATTGGAATGAATACCAATGTAAGTGAGTTTTGATTGCCGACACATATCACAATCCATACATACCTCCCTTGTTAGGTGCTACCTACACAGTCCGTACTATACAACAGGGACTTCGTATTTAACTGTATAGGTAGCGTAGTGCCTACCACACCGATTAACATTTATTTACCTTTACTTTAGAACACGGCATTAGTAATAGACACTACGCTACCCACACTACATGAGGATAGAAAGGAGGACACAATATACCTGTATCTCAATTACCTCATGTAGCATGGTTCTAATCACTTGCGTGGCTAGAGTGGGTAGTCATCTTTCAAATCGAATTGCTTTCTAATTCTATCTTTTATTCTACTCTCATTAGCTTTCCACCACAAGTATGCCTTGCGTTGCTTATGGAGTTTCTTATAGTTCTCAATCTTTTCGCTCATGCTTATCCCTTTCCTCCCATATCTTTTCCTGTGCAAGAGCTAGTACCTGACCTTCACGCTTTGCAGTTAGCTTTGCAATACGCTCAGGGGATATAGCCCACTTACATTTGCGACAGACACTCTTGTATGATAGTGTCTTGCTACCACAGAATATACAATCTTTGTTGCCTTGTATTCTGTCGCTTGGTAACAGATACTCACCTGTACTAGCTAGACTAGGACTAGGTGGATTACTTACTCTATATCTTTTCGCCATACATACCTCCTTACATATACACATACACGAAAATGTAAATAAGAAAAATATAAAATTTCTTAAAAAAACTTTACTTTTTTTTCTATCAATGCGTATAAATATTTATTCATGTTTAATAAAAATTTGACAGATATTAACACACATGGGTGAATAAATAAACTATCTATGATGTGCAATATTAGTAAGAAATATTTCTGTAATATTATGTGTGTTTAAGATTTAGTCGTGGTTACATTGTGTTTAAATTCCCTATGTTATTGTGTTAGTAGAGCAGACTATGGTGTATATATTGTGACTTCTCGTGTAGGTTTTTTTCGTAATTAATTCTCATCATAAAAAAAACGCAGAGTGCATTTGCACTCTGCGTTTTGTATAAGCTACTTGCTTGCTTTGTCAACAAGTTGCGAATACCAACTGATGAAGCTTGCTTCATCTGTTGTAACTTGTGGACTTTTGTTGTTGTGTATATCTTGTGATATAACACTCCAACGACTTGGAGCAAGTACAGGAATATTCACATTATGGACAAGACCAACTTGGACTTGTGTCATAAGTGATTGTTTCTGTATCCTGTAATTAGGACGAGAGAAAGGCGTACCGCCTAACTCGTTAGAGTTGTCAAAGTTTTGACACATTGTAATAGTTGGGACTATTACAGGTACGCCTTGATTGGAAGTCCAAGTTAGACACTTGTTACGACCTAGCTCAGTTTGAAACTGAGTAGGCAACTTCCAATCTTGTCCAATGTGAAATGCCGAGTAGTTATCATCGGTAAGAAGTTCGGCGTTGTATTTGAGTAAATACTCAAATTGTTTCACAGCACCAAGCTGTGTAAAGTATACGCCTGTATCGAACTTCTTGTCGATGTAAATCGCATAGCGATTTTTGTCGGCATTCTCGGTATCTCCAACATCGATACCTTTTACTCTTTTGTAAGTAAAGGTTATATCTACAATCTGATTGTTGAACTTAGCTTTTGCTGAAGTTTTACGAGAGAGAAAGTCTTTAGACTTCTCTGTAGATTGTAGATTAAGACCTTGCTCAATTTGTAATTGTTCTGCTATATCCTGTGAAGGAGTAGTAGAAGGCAAGGTCTTTACTTTACTTACTTCTAAACCTGCTTGTGAAAGTAGGTCTAGTATTTTATCGTTAGTCATTTTGTTATCCTTTCTATTGACTATACTTACTCGATATCTACTAGCACAGAATGTTCTGTCAAGTCAAACCGCTATACAATAGAACAACAACACACTACACAATATATAGATGTAGATAGTAGATTATAACTGACTGTGTGTCGGTGTGTTGTATGTTGTATGTATGGACTTTGACTTTACTGATAAGCTAGTAGTATCGCAGTATATTTAGCTGGTGCGTATGTGATACTTGAACATCTACGACTTTAATGTGAGTATCTATGGTGTTAAACAATAGATAGTATTTTGTAGTACATATAGGACATATGTTTGCATATGTTTGTATGTAAGTGTATTAGTAAATATATATAGTGTATAGTATTGCAGTCGTGGTGTGCACCACGCGTATAGGGGGTTTTAACATGGTGGGGGGGTCATATCATTATGTAACACCTAAGAAAATTGCTGGTAATTGTGGATTAGGTTGGTGGTGTAGCCAGGCGTTTTTGATTATCAAGGAAGGTATAGATAATAAATCTACACCACCGTTCCTATTGTCCTATATTAACACACATTTACAGTAAAGAGAAAGTATATACATACTTTTCTTTATTGTGAAAGTATTGTGATATAGCGAGCCCTGTGTCACTCCCTCCCAACCAGTTGTAAGTTTAGTGAACATTGTGTTTGACTTGACTTAAATAAATATGTGAAGTAATAGCCTCTGACGCTAGTTAACATGGTCCTGCTAGTCCACTTGATGTGTTGCCTGTTCTCAATAGTCATTTCTAAAAGCAGGTGACTAATGATGCCTGTAGTTATACTATAGTACTATAATTTATATAAACAAGTTAAAGGAGGGTAATGTTTGATTTTGAAGAACAATTAGAGATAGGTAAGCAGGGTGAAAAATTAATTAAAAGGTTCTACGAAACACAAAAAACAAAAGAAGATAAAAATAGATACATAGTAAGGGATGCTAGAAAAGAAGAACAACTGAAAGGTGCTGATTTTTTTATAATAAATAACGAACTAGGCACACGGTATGTAGAAGTAAAAACTGACACCAGGGCGGAACAAACAGGGAATGTAGCACTAGAAATACAAATAGTGTATGGGGATACAGATAAGCGTATAGGATGTGCATTAAAAACATTCCCTGATTTTCTTATGTATTGGATTTACCCAACCAACAGAGTTCTTTACTGGAATCCTGAAAGGCTTATACCTTACATTATGGACTGGATAATTAATCAAGAACATAGGATTGTAGACGCAGAAAATAAAAATTTTTTTTCACGCTCTTTGATAGTGCCGATAAAAGAGCTAATAAAAACAGGGGTAGCAAGCGAGTTTACTGTGAGTTATCACTTGTTGGATGAGTTAGGAGTTGCGTAAGGTAAAAGGAGGTAAAACCCTACGCCACTCCAATTTGTAGTATAATACATAGAATGCGAAACAATCACTGTAATAAGTGTGGAAAGCAAATTGAGTATAAAAATAAAAGATGGACTTGTGTGAATCTAGGATGCGTAGATTACAACAAGCCAGTTAGGAGAAACCGTGTACGGAAAGCCAATGAAAAAAGGCAAGAAGAAGAATAGGCGTAGAGGCGGTAAAAAACTCTAATGCCTAACATTAAAAAAGGAGGTAACATTTTTGCCACACCACAATCTTTAAAAGAGTGGGCAGTAGATTTATCTGATGCATGTGGTAGTGTAATAATAAATAAGAAACCTAATGTTTCTAAAATTAGTACGCTTATAGATAAGTTTGCTAATGACTATAACTATAACCAAGGAGTAGCTAATGCCACCGAAGAAGAAGAGTAGTAGCAGAAAGAAACCTGCAAGAAAACCTTTAAATGCAAAAACTAAAGCTGCGTTACAAAAGAAAGCTAAGAATAGTAAGTATACATATGGGCAACTGGCACAAGTATATAGGCGTGGACAGGGTGCGTATTTATCTTCAGGAAGTAAGTCAGCTTCTATGGCAGCTTGGGCTATGGGTAGAGTTAACAGTTTTATTAGGGGTGGTCATTCTCAAGACAATGATATAAAGAAGAAAGGCAAGTCTCGTGGCAAAAAGAAAAAGTAGAAGAAAAGTAAAATACGAAAAAGGTGTTCCTGCTAAGTATCTTAAAAATAAAAAAAATTCTAAATCATCTGTTGCTGCAGAAATTAAAAGAACTTCTAAAGCATACAAAGAAGGTAGAAGAATAAATTTGAAAGCTGTACAGAAATCAAGGGCAACAAAAACATGAAAGTAAAAGGTGTAGACTTATCTAAGTTGACTAAAAGACAACAACAAACTATGAAGAAACATGCAAAGCATCATAGTAAAAAACATATACAGTATATGAAAAACTCTATGCAAAGAGGTGCTACTTTTACACAAGCACATAAACGAGCACAGAAAGCTGTAGGTAAGTAATGGCTAAAGTTAGTTGGATGTGGGGTGGTAAAAGACACTATGGTACAAAAATTAGAGAAACTAAAACACACATTTTTGCAAGAACTAAAAATGGTAAGATAAAGAAAATAAAAAAATAATGTCACACGCTAATAGAAAAAAAGCTTTATTAAAGAAACATGGACTTAAAGGTGTTAACAAACCAAAGCGTACACCTAAGCATCCTAAGAAATCACATGTTGTATTAGCACAACAAGGACATCAATTAAAATTAATTAGATTCGGACAACAGGGTGTATCAGGTGCAGGAAAAAATCCTAAGTCTGCTAAACAAAAAGCAAGGAGAAAATCGTTCAAAGCCAGGCATGCTAAGAATATTAAAAAGGGCAAGATGTCCGCAGCATACTGGGCTAACAGAACGAAATGGTAAAGAATGTACTTTGCGTAAGTCCTGAGTGTGAAAACAAACTCCCAGCAGGTAAAAGTAAATACTGTAGTAAAACTTGTTATTACAGAGAATCAAAAAGAAAAGCTAGATACAAAGACAAAGGTAGAGCATACGAACCTGAAGTAAAAGAAATTAACAAAGGTAAAGTTACACAAGTTCGTAGAGGAGCACTATACGAAAAATTTGTTAATGAAGGTTATGCTATGGACCTTATACAAGGCAGACTTACAAGAAACCAAATAGCAGAAGAACTAAAATGTACACCTGCACATATCTCTAGGTTACTAGGTGCATTTGAAGAAGATGCAAGAAAAGATAAACAAGCTGCTGAATGGGAAGTTTCTGATGATGCTAAACAATCTTTAGATGACTTTACAAAATTTAGAGATAGATATTTTTTAACAGAACAAGGTGTACCTTTTGAAACAGCAGACTTTCATGAAAACTGGATAAAGTCAATTAACAAAGCTTTACTTAATGGTGGACAGCAAATGATACTAAGTCCACCTAGACATGGTAAGACAGAACTACTTATACATTTTGTTATATGGCTTGTATGTAGAAATCCAAACATAAGAATTATGTGGGTAGGTGGTAATGAAGATATTGCTATGAACTCTGTTATGTCTGTTATGGATACACTAGAACAAAACGAAAAATTAAAAGAAGATTTTTGTGGACCTAATGGTTCTTTTAAACCTGCAACTAGAGCAGGTAAGATGTGGTCTAGAAATGGTTTTACAGTATCTACAAGAACTGTATCAGGTATTAAATCACCAACAATGATTGGTATAGGTAGGGGTGGTAAAATCCTATCAAGAGACTGTGACATAATTATTGCAGACGACATTGAGGACCACAGTTCTACTATGCAACCATCATCAAGAAAGAATACAAAAAACTGGTGGACAACAACTCTTGGTTCTAGAAAAGAGGAACATACTGCAATGTTAGTTATTGGCTCTAGACAGCATCCTGATGATTTATATTCTGCACTTTTACAATCTGAAGCTTGGGAAACAATAGTAGAAGAAGCACATGATAGTCTTTGTACTATTGCAGAGTTTGATGAAGAAGACCATACAGATTGTATGTTATGGGGAAGTAAAAGAACTTTTAAATGGTTAATGGATAGAAAGCGTGATGCTATGACTACAGGTGGTCTTAAAAATTTTGAAATGGTTTATCTTAATAAAGCATACAGTGATAGCTTAAGATTATTTAATCCTGAACAAATAGAACAATGTTACATACCTGACATGCCTCTTGGTTATATACCTGAAGGTGCATACTTAGTTGCAGGACTAGACCCTGCTGCTACAGGTTATCAAGCAGGATTTTTATGGGCAGTAGAAACAAATGCCAATGCAATAAGATTAACTATGGTAGATATGGAGAATCATCATGGTGGTGGATTAGATGAAGCATTTTCTTTAATAAAGAATTGGTACGAGAAGTATGGATGTTACCACTGGGTTATTGAAGAAAATGGTTTTCAAAAAGCAATTAGACAAGACCAAAGAATAAAAGAGTACTGTAATGTACAAGGTATAAAGTTAGAAGGTCATGAGACACATAAAAACAAGTGGGATGAAAAATTTGGTGTTACATCATTAGCTCCTATGTTTAATGATGGCATGATACAACTACCGTTTTATGATGCAGATGCACAATCTAAATCTATTACCTATACAAAACAGTTAGTTTACTTTGCTTCTAAAGGTAAAGGTGGCAGAGGATATAAGTCAGATGTTGTTATGGCAAGTTGGTTTCCAATGAAAGTTATTAGACAGTTGACAAAACTTGTCTATGCTGATATAGGAATAGAGTACACGCCTAGTTTTGATGGCTATAATAGTGTACAATGGAACGAGACACCCTGGAGTTAAATGAAACCGCAAGACATAATTGAAAGAGCGTCCTATCTAAAAAGGATGCACGATGAGTCCCTGATAGATAGAGCTAGATTTAGAGCAATTTTAAATGGTGGAGAAGATGGAATAAGACAATTACTAGGTCCTGGTCTAGATAATAACGAATCACACACAATACCAGCACCTAACTTAATGTTATCTGCATTAGACAGACTATCTCAAAAGATAGGTAAAGTACCATCATTAGATGTACATATTACAAATGCAAGAGATTCTGCAAGAAACAAAACTAAAAAAGATAAACTAGAAAGAATAATATCTGCATATGACAGTATGCAAAGACTAGAGTTACAGTTGCCTCAAGTAGCTAGGTGGCTTCCAGGATATGGCTTTGCCGTATGGGTAATTACAACAAAGATGGATATGAATGGACATATGTATCCTTGTGCAGAGCTACGCAATCCTTATGATTGTTTTCCTGGTTATTTTGGAAATACACAACAACCTGATGAATTAGCCATAATTCAAAAAGTACCTATAAGAAAACTTATAGAAATGTATCCTGAACTTAAATCTTGGTTTGAAATGAAGGATGCTGAAGATACATCATATGATAGTTACAACCTTAGATATACCGATGATGGTAGTTGGGAGAACTCAGATGAAAATGGTGATGTCATATTAGAGTACATGAATTTAGAAGGTACATATGTTGTACATGTTGCCTCTAAGAAAATAGTTGATTTTGTACCTAACCCACTTAAATCAGGTCCATCTTTCGTTGTAGCAAAAAGATTTAGCTTTGATAGACTACAAGGTCAGTTTGACCAAGTAGTAGGTCTTATGGCATCTATGGCAAAAATAAACATATTGTCTGTAATTGCTATGGAAGATGCTGTATTTACAGAAACAAACATAGTTGGAGAAATAGAATCAGGACAATACCGTAAAGGTAGAAATGCAATAAACTATTTAACTCCTGGTTCACAAGTAGTAAAACCTGTAACAAATCTACCATATCAGTTGTTTGAAGCTGTAGGTAGATTAGAAAGGCAACTAAGAGTAGTTGCTGGATATCCAGTTCAAGATGACGCAATATCACCAAACTCATTCGTAACAGGTAGAGGTCTCGAAGAACTGGAGTCTGGCGTTAGTCAGATGGTCAATGAGTATCACACAATACTTGAATATGCATTACAAGAGGTAGATGCTAAAAGATTAGAGTTAGATGAAGTTCTTTTCTCTAGAAAAAGAAAACCTCTTACAGGTACATACAAAGGTGCTTCTTTCTCTGAAAGCTATACACCTTCTGTAGATATAGATAAAAACTATGTAACTAAAAGAAAATATGGTGCTATGGCTTCATTCGATGCACCTAATAAAATAATTACAGGTTTACAGTTAATGCAAGCAGGCATTATAGATAGAGAGACTATGCAACAAGAAATGGATGGTCTTGAAAATCTAACACAGATAAACGAAAGAATTACAAAACAAAAGACAGAAGAAGTTTTATATCAAATGTTATTACAACAATCACAACAAGGTGATAAATCAGCAATGATGGCTATTGTAGAAATATATAACAATCCAAAGCGTATTGGTACTATATTAGAAAAATACTTTAGTGCTAGTGGTGAAGAACCAAGTCCTGAAGAACAAGCCATGTTGAGACAACAAATGATGGCACAACCAGGTCCAGCACCACAACAAGGTGGTCCGCCTAATCTTGCTGCATTATTAGGAGGTGCATAATGTCTGCTATACCTGAACCAACAGATATAGAGTTTGCAAGAATAGTTGCACAAAATTTTCCTGAAGAAGCAGTTTATGAAGATGAGTACCTGTTAGATGACATGGATGGACATTTGTTAGATTATTCATCATTTGAGGTAGTAACTGTAGCATACATTCCAGGTGTAGGGAGGATAGACATTGTGTTTACCCCTGACAATACTGGAGGAATAACTTTTGACTAGAGGAAGACAACCTAAACAAGAATTTAAAGCAGAAAGCTACGGACAAGCTACAGAACTAGAAGTGTTGCAAGATGCTGCACCTATGGCAGAAATAGTAGAGCCTGAGGTAGGCACACCGCAAAACACACCAGTTCAACCACAAAATCTAGGTAACTTATTACAAGATGCTTATAGAGCCACTGAGAGACCCCTAGAAGCTCCTACAACGAGACTTAGTGCAACTGATGCACCTTTTATGGCAAACGATGCAGATATGGTTTTACAAGCTATGTACAGAGTTTTACCTAGTAAAGAAATAGCTGCATTACTAAGAAACTTATAGGAGAGTTATGGCTGAGGTAAGATGGTGGTGGCAACCGCCATACATGCAAGATTACGAGAATCAAGCACAAGAAGATAGAATACAACAAGCTAAAACTATTACTAGCTATATTGAAGCTAACCCTCAGCTATCAGAAAATTTACAAGGTTTAATAGAAGAACATTTTTATTTACCTAAAGATGTTTTAGTTGGTGCATCTCTTATAGGTTTAACTACAGAAAGTCCTGAACTAGCACCATTAGTAGAAAGATGGTTAGACAATGAAAAGACTTGGTGGGATAAAGTTAAAGCTGTAGGTAGAGGAACTATAAGAAGTGCATTTACAGCATTTAATTCTTTACAACAAGAATTATTTTTTAAACCTGTATTAGCTACACAAAAGTATTTAAATGATAAAAAACATGTAGATGGTGTAGGTTTTGCTGGTGCTATGTTACAACTCTATACAAATAGAGATGCTATGAATGATTGGCAAAAACTTAGAAAACAACAAGGACTATCTGTAGGTAGACAAGCATTAAAAAATTTACAAGAAGGTAAAAAAGTAAACTTAGGTGAAGGATACTTTGCTAACTCTACTCTTGCAGAAGATACAGATATTTATAAAGAAATGGTTGCAAGAGGTGCTGACCCTACACAAGCTAAAGATATTATACAAGCTTATTATGGACAGGATATTACAAATCAGGAACTAGAAGGTAATCAAAGTTTTACTTTTAAAGCTAGAAGTGGTCAGGTAGTTAAATTAACTCCAGCAGCTCCATTAGTTGCTTCTGTAGTAGAGCCAGGTACAAAAGCATATAATGTTATGACAGGTATTGTTGATGGTGCATTAACTTTACTTGCAGACCCTACACTACTTATAGGTGGTTATCTAAACAAAGCAGGTAAAGCTGTTAGAAGTTTAGACCAATCAATAGCATTATCTAGAGCAGGAGTAATTAACAATGCTATAAGAAAAACTGTTCATGTACCTTCTGCAAAACAATATGTAACTCAAACAAAAGCAGGTCAAAAAATTGTTGACCAGTTTGTATTAGCAGATGACTTTACAACTATAAATAATTTACTTAGAGGTCAAGGAGATGCAACACTACATCAAGGATTAAAAAACTCTACTAATAGAGCAGAGATACAAGATTTACTTATAAATGCTATTGAAGATAGACAAGTACTAAATAAATTAAATCCTACATCTATGGTAATGAGAGGTAAGATATCATCTGCATTAGGAAGAAGTATTGCAGGTGAGTTTGGTTCTGCTGTAGGTGTTAAAGGTGCAATTAGTAAAAGTATAAATGATTCACAGTTAGGTAGAATATTTTCTACATTTCCAGTACCAAAACTTTATGTAAACGATTTGGACCAGTCTTTTTTTGATTTAAGAGATTGGATGAAGTTTGCAAAAGTAGATGATGATATTGCTAATCCAGCATTAGATAAACTTGCATCATTAGCTACAGCACAAAAAGCAAGAATACTTGACCCTGATTTACAACAACCTGTAAATGCTGTAGAAAATATGAATGAAGTATTAGAGATATGGAATCAAGTTCTTACACACATAGGTCAGAAGTTTGAGAATGTTGGTTTACCTGAAGAATTAGTAAAAGGTGTTCGTAAGTGGATGTCGTCAATCGACCAAACAAGAATGTATTTTGTTAATGAGTTAGGTGAACTTGAATGGTTTGTAGGTTCTAAATATGAAATTATACCTAAAGAGTTTAGAGAGTTTATTGCTGAAGAAATATCTACAGAAGATGCAAGAATGCTTACAGAAAGAATTGTGTCTAAGTTTAGAAAAAACGCAAAAGTAGATACTGCAGAGATAGACGATATTTTAAGTAGGTTACAAGAAGCTAGTAATAATATATTAGAACCTGAAGCTAGACAACTTATACGACAAGTCAATAGTGGTTACTACGATGGAGCTGAACAAGCAGTATTAGATATAGCAGAAGAGTTAGGTGTTGGTACTGCTGGTAGAGTTCCTTATGGTTATACAGGTAAAGTAGCTTCAGAAATTAAATTAGATATAGATAATTTAACTAGACATCC